ACTACTCGTGCGGCTGTCGAAGCTCGCAGCAAGCTCGTGATCACCGATCAGGTGTACCTGTTCAACCAGAACTCGTTGGATGGATTTTTCAAGCAGAAGCAGATGAACCGCTACGCGCAGCAGGCGATCGCGCGCAAGGCGATGTGGAGAGGTCGACGCTGATGGCTATTCGCTACCGCTGCCCCGACATGGCATGCCGCAAGACGTTCCCGTGGGACAGCGCGGAAGATCCGCCGACGCTGTGCCCCCACTGCGGCTATTGCTACGCAGAGCGTGACGACAAGATCGTCTATATGCCGAACATCCTGTCGGACAAAACCAAGTCGATCGAGGCAGTCGCCCGCGGTGTGATGGATGGATCGGAGAAGCGCGCCGAGCTTGCCGCTGAGATAGCCGGCGTACCGGTCTCGGATATGTCGGCACTCAAGGTGACCAATCTCAACGATGGCCGGCAGTCCGAGTTCGCCACCAAGGATGTCAGCAATCCGGTTACGCAGGTGATGGCACAGGCGCCGAATTTGACCGGCTTCCAACAGAATGGCGCGGCCTTCGCCGCAGGCACGCGGGTTGGCCCCCACCCGTTCAAAGGAGCCAGAACCGCTGTTGGCATGTCGCGACTTCATCAGGTGCATAAGCAAATTGTGGCGACGTCAGGAAAACGAAAATGATCGAAGTCCCCACCGGCGCGACCGATCTCATTCCGTTCGCCAATGACCTGATCGAGCGTTGTCGCGTCAGCGTGGGGATGCGGACGGCCTATTACAGACTTCTCAGCGCCATCTACGAGACCGGTCGGTACGACGGCACGAAATCGCTGATCAACACGCTGCCGAACCACATCACGCGGCTCGCCGGTATGCTTTACAGTCCGGTCGAGTTGAAATTCTCGATGGACTACACCAACCCGTATCCGACGCGAGAGCTCGACCGTGCCAAGGAAGCCGCCAAGCTACTGTCGCGTCGCTGGGGCTTGCCCGGCACCAATTCGGACATTCTGTGGGGCCGCGGCGTGGTCGACGCGCTCAAATACGGCTGCACGTTCCTGAAGCAGTGGGCTGAGACCGAATGGAACGATGTCGTTTATCAACAGAAGCTCCTGATGCCGTGGCAACTCGGCGTCTACCGCGAGGACGAGAACGATTTGTCCAAGCAGGAGGCGATCGCCGAGACATCCGCGTTGAGTATTCCCGAGGTCTGGCGGCGCATCTATCACCTGCCGGGCGCGAGAGATCTGCTCGAGAAAATCAAGGCGAATGCTGGCATCGGCGAAGCCGGCGGAGGGCCGGACTCGTTCTTCCACCAGGTATTGTCGACCTCTCAGCTCAATACCGGTGTTCAGAGCATGACATCGCCTGTGCCCGGCGGCATCGTACAGCTTAACCAGGACCCGAACTATGCGATGATGGGCCCCTCTATCGCGGTCGACACGGTCAAATTCCACGAACTTTGGGTCAAGGGCGACGACGACTATGTCACGATCCAGATGATCGAGCCCGACATCCTGATTGCTCCGCTCTTCAAGAAGTCGAACCTGCTGGGTGTCCGGCGCAAGCAGCCTTATCGGATTATCCAGCCCAACGAGACATCGAACTGGCTCTGGGGTCGTTCCGAGCTCGTCGACTTGATCGAGCCGCAGATGCTGCTATCAGTGTGGGCCGACGACCTCAAGCGCCTCTACGGGCTCCAGATCGACAAGGTGCTCGCGTTCTCGGGCTCGGGTGCCATCAGCGACGAGCGGTATGCCCAATTCCGTGCCACCGGCTACATGGACATGGAGCTGGGGTCGACGGTCGCGGACTTGACACCCAAGATCCCGCCGGAAGCCCTCCCACTCCTGCAGTGGCTCATGCAGGTGATCAACCAGATTGCCGGGTTTCCCCCGGTTATGCAGGGAATGGGCGATAGCGGCGTCAGGGCGGGCGTGCAGCTGGATTCCTTGATCAAAACGGCTTCACCCACCCAGCGCGATCGCGCGCTTCTGGTGGAGCGCCAGCTCGCTGACGCGGCCGACCTGTCGTTCCGGGTGCAGCGGGCCAAGGATGCCAAGTACTATTGGACCGACGGATCGACGCCGGACACGGCAGAACAGACGAAATTCCTGTTGGGTGACATCCCCGACGATTTCCGGGTTACTGTCGACAGCCATTCGTCGAGCCCGATCTTCTCGGATGAAGCGACGCAATTGATCTTCCAGGCGCGTAAGATCGGCGATGTCGATGGCGAGTACATGATCGACAACCTGCCGTTCCCGAACAAAGAGAACGCCAAGGCCGCCCTCAAGGCTCGGAAGGCGGCCGGGCAGACCATGCAGACCGAACTTACTCAGAAGGCCGAGCAGATGCCCATCGACGTCCAGGGCAAGATTTTGGAACGTCAACTCAGCGGGAGAAAGTGATGAGCAAGAAACACCCCGGCTTTAAAGGAGCCGTGAAGGAAGTCGAGAAAAAGGAAGGCATGTCGAAGCGAGATGCCGAGCGCGTCATCGGGTACGGCAAGGCCCACGCATCAGCCGCGGCGCGGAAGGCGAATCCGCGCCTCAACAAAAAAGGCTGACGTCAGCCGTTAAAGCGGCCATTGGGGAATGGCGAGTGAACCGCCGGCCCCTGCATCATCGCTGATTGCTTGATGATCGGATCGCCCATCGCGCGCTGCTGGGCTTTGGCTTGACTGCGCGCGTTGTGCAGGCCGCGCTCGATCTGGCCGAGCTGTGACATATCGAGGTCTTCGAGTAGCAGGCCATGAATCTGGCCCGCAGTTAGCGTGATGCGCTGGCCAAAATCATCCTCGAAACTGAGTATCGGCATATCGGGCGCTAGAAGCATTTTGTGTGCTTCATGCGCCTTCTCTTTCGTTTTGAAAAGCAAATTCCAGATCGTCCCTTGCGGGCCGAAGCAGATCGTCAGCGAATACATCGTTTATCCCTTTCGTCGTGTCGGTGTCTCAAGCCAGCGGCGGAATGCCTGCGCCGGAATCACGATGCGATCGCCCAGTCGTTTGACCGGCGGTCCACCTTTCCTCCGAACCAATCTGTAGAAAAAGGAAACGCTCACCCGAGCCTCGTCGGCGGCTTCCTTGACCGTCAGGGCAACACGCTCACTCGCCATTCGAGTGTCGTATCAGATAACAGGAGCCACCACAAGCACATACGGAACAAACAAACCGGATTGTCTATAGAGGCATAACACTGGATTTTAGAGGCTCCGTTCTCGGGCAGGAAAATTCAGTGGCGACTGACGCCCCAACACCGTCCGCTTCTCCGTCGGGTACACCGAAACCGGCCGCTCCGGCCGCTGGGGGATCGCCGCCTGCCGCAGGCGGAGCGAAGCCGCCTCCGTTCGGAAATTCCGGAGCCACGCAACCGACGCCCAATGCCGGTGTCGAAGCCGTCGTTCTTCAGCGCGTTTCCGTCATCGTCAAGCAGGTGCAGGACGCCATGGCGCAAGTTGGCGCGACCAGCGAGACCGGCAAGCAACTGCTCAAGGCGCTCAACATCCTCGTCAAGCTCGCACCCTCCGGGAATGTCTCGAACGCCTCCGAGCGCAACATGCTCGAGCAGTCGTTGATGAAGAACACCCAGAACGGCGCGATGATTCAGCAGATGAAGCAGGCCCAGGCGAAGCCGCCCGGCGGTGCTCCTGCTCCCGGCGGTGCTCCTGCTCCCGCGATGGGAGCCGCCGCATGACCACCGGCGTGAACATCTTCTGCGACAAGACCGAGATGCCCGCGAAGGGAACGACAGAGATCGGAACGCCGGTGCGCGTGCGCCAGGCGACCGAGTCGCCGGCCGGCGCGCTCACCGCGTACTCGTGCAAGCCCGAAGGCATGCAAGTCGCCAACGTGTCGCGGCCTCGCCGCGGACACGACTACTGAGGAGATCACGATGCCGAACATTTTCGAGAACAGCACCAAGACGCTTCCGAAGTCCGACGAGCAGATCGTCCGTATCGACATGGACAAGAGCGACATCGGCGGGCGCAAGTCGCATCTGCCCGCTCAGGACAAGTCCGGCGTGCTGCCCATCAGTCACGTCGCGAACAAGGGTGGCATGTAATGCCCAAGATGGTTGAGATCGACGAGGCCGAATTTGTTCGCTTGAACGGGCTGAACAATTTCGCGCACAAGCTTCTTACGCATCCGGAGGCCGGCAAGCTCGTCGAGCAGGCAGCCAAGATCGTCGATCCCAACACCAAGACCCCGCGTCTTGAGCAAGCCGCAGCCGCCGCGGCGCCCCTGACTGCACTGCAGGAAGAGATCGCCGGGCTGAAGAAGACGCTCGAAGAAAACGCCGCGGAAGCCGCGCGCAACCAGACGCTTTCCGCCCTTCAGAAGCAGCGGGATGAAGGCATCTCGCAACTGCGCCGCGAGGGCTGGCTCGACGAAGGAATCAAGAAGGTCGAGGAGCTGATGGAGAAGAAGGGCATCCTCGATCCCGTGGATGCCGCAGCCATCATCCAGGCCCGCGATCCCGTGCAGACGCCGGCAATGCCGGGTTCGACTGGCGGATGGAATTTCATGGAAGGCATCACGTCGGACGACGGCGACGCCGATCTGAAGAAGCTCATCGAGACGAAAGGGGAAATCGACTCGGTCACCGACCACATCGCGCGGAAAGCGCTCAACGAAGTCCGCCAAACGGTGCGGCGCTGAACTAGGAGACTACAATGCCTCTTCCCGGTCTTGGTGTCGCGCCCGCCGCAGGTTCGCTCTACACCGAATTGAGCGCCGTGACGCGGCGTGCATTCGTGCCGCGCCTGTTCGTGCAGATCTACTTCGGCTCGCCGACGCTGTTCTACATGACCGGCAACGCGCAACGCGCAGCAGGCGGTCTGAACCAGGTCACCGTGCCCATGCAGGGCAACAGCATGGTGCAAGGCCAATTTACCGGCTACGGCGGCGGTTTCAATTCGCCCGTTATTACTCCCGGCATACAGAACGGCCAGTTCAATCTTGCCTACTGGGTCGTTCCGGTCCCGCTGCCCTTCGGCGAGACGATCATTCAGGCGACCGATCGCGAGATCAGTCTGCTCAAGACGCGCATGAACGACGTCTACGCAGTCACCCGCCAGAATATGGCGCGGTTGATGTTCACCAACAACGCGTCGAGTGCGCAGTACCCCGATTCGTTCCAGAACGCGTTCGACAACGGAACGAACTTCGCCACCTACGGCGGCATCAACCGCAACGCCTCCGGCAATCAGGCCTTCAAGGGCCAGTACATCAATCTCGGCTCCGGCACCTTCTCGCAAGGCACTGTGGGCTTCACCCGCGCCTCGATGGCGAAGCTGCTCGCCTATGTCACCGACCAGGCCGGCGGCGAGTCGCCGACTTTCGTCGTGATGAACCCCGGCGATTACGCGACGCTGAACGCCGACTTCATCGGGACGGAGACGATTTTCAAGAACCCCGGTGACAGCTACACGATGGACACGGCGGTGCGCGCGTCCTTCCCGAACCTCAATGTGTCGGGCATCCCGATTTTCGCCGATCACTTCTGCCCGGTCGGCAATGTCTTCGGCGTCAACACCAAGTACACAGCGATGTACATGAGCGAGGATGCCGCGTTCGATTTCTCGGGCTTCTACTCACTCGTGCCTCTGGGCCAGATCGGACAGCAGGGCGTGGTGGTCGTCGGCTACGACATCCTCACCGCCAAGTCGTCATCCGGTTTCTGGGGCTACAACCTCGCTGGCGCGTCCTTCTGACAGGAGACTGATCAATGCCCACGCCTCTTTCCGGTCCCGGGGTTGGCCTGCCGCTCCCGCAGAACCTCTATCCGTCGTATCTCCAGAATGCGCCGGTCGACACGCCGACCAACCGCCTTGCGCTGGCACCCGGCGAGGTATTCGTCCTCCCGGCCGGCACCTGGCTCGTCAATGTCGGCTCCTACTGCGTCCTGCAGTTTCTCGATCCCGTAACCGGCACATGGGCCGCAGGCCCGACCGCAGCTTGGCTGGGTGGCCAGCAATATGTGAAGTCGGATGGGTTCAACGTCCGCATCGCGAACCTGACCGGCTGCGTCTACAACATCGTGCCAACAGCCTATGGCTCGGGCTACGTGCAG